CAGACTTTCATTGTGAATGTGGACATGATAATAAGCCATCAACATGGAATCCAAATGATCAGCACCACTGGGATGGGCATTTAGCAAAATGTGAAAATTGCGGGAAAAGGTCTTGCTCTAATCAACATGCAGGATTTTGGGCAAACAAAATTTATAGTACATTCCGTCCATTATCAGAAATGGTTAAGAAATGGATTGAGGCACAAGGGAATGTTGAGAAGTTGAGAACATTCATCAACACTCAACTAGCTGAAACTTTCGAGGAAAATTCAGAGCAAATAAAGGACTTGGATTGGCTTTTGGCAAGGCGTGAAAAGTATCCAGCAGAGCTTCCAGAGGAAGTTGGACTGTTAACTGCTGGAGTTGATGTCCAACCTAATAGACTTGAAGCTGAAGTTGTTGGTTGGGGGATTGATGAGGAAAGTTGGTCAATTGATAATGAAATTATTCCCGGTGATCCATCTGATCCTGATACTTGGAGGATGCTTGATTCATATTTGAATCAGCCATGGTTTAGATATGATGGAAAGTGCACATATGTAGCAGCAGCTTGCATAGATATGCATGGAGGGTTTACACAAGAAGTTACGCAATTTTGCAGAACTAGAATAAACCGAAAATTTTGGCCTGTTCGTGGAGTTGGAGGGGATGGACAAGCAAGACCAGTATGGCCAAACAACCCAAGTCGTGGTGGTCAATATGATACTCCATTTTACAATATTGGAGTTGATAGTGCAAAGAATACAGTTTTCACGCGGCTTCTTATAAAAAGTGAAGGGCCGGGGTATTGTCATTTTCCAGATAACAGAAGTTCAGAATGGTTTCAGCAGCTAACAGCTGAAAAAAGGGTTACAAAATGGAAAGGTGCAAGGAAAATTCTTGTATGGGATAATCCAAAAAAGGCAAGGAATGAAGCATTTGACTGTAGGGTTTATGCATATTCAGCTCTTTGCGGGCTTGTTTCAGAGGGATTAAATTTGAATGATATTGTTGGAAAGGGGAAATTTATCATGAGCAAGCCCATACATAAGCGGGAATCACCATCAGAAGATTTTGATGGGAAAGAAAAAGCTTTAAAAAAATCAAACTCAAGATTAAAATCAAATAGGCAAAGAGTTATTAAATCAGAGTTTATGAATTAATGGGATTTGATTTTTTTGGTGGTGACCACTGGACAGTTGATGAATTAAAGGATTTGTTGAAGCAGCTTGAATTGGCTTATGCATCATCAACAAGAACAGTTTCATTTAAAGATCAATCAGTTACATATTCAAGCAAAGGTGAAATTTCAAGATCAATTAAAGATTTGCGGAAAGCCTTAATGGCAAGGGGTGAGCTTGGAGGCAGTTCCGAGGATAAACTTACAAAGAGAATTAAAATTCAATCAAAATCAAAAGGCTTTTGATGGAAAATAAATTGGGAACTGAAAAAACACAGTCCATAAGGGGAAAGAGATTTCACCAAAAGTCAGTTAAATCTTTTGTTGATAAAAAGGCAATGGAGAGTTCAGATCCATTCTCCATGGGGAATTCTGCTGGAACTGTTAGAGTCCAAACAGAATTTGCGAGTGAACAGGGAAGTCGTGGAGCTGAAATAATTGGCCTTGGATCTGGGCCTATAACAACATCAATTGTAAATTCAACTATTGCCCGCAAGCGAAGCCGTTATGCTGTTTTGACTAATGGATATGCAAAGCGGGCAATAGATATTCTTGTAAGCAATTATGTTGGTGAAGGCCACCGAATGATTTCACAAGCACCTGATCCAGATTTCAAGAGGGAGATTGAAGAGCTTTGGGAAGATTGGTCACATGAAGTTGATATTTCAGGGAAAGTTTCACTTGGCAGCTTTGAAGCTCTTGCTGTTAGATCAATGCTTGAAGGTGGTGATTGTTTCATAAGACTTCGCAACAGAAGGTTGGAAGACAATTTGACAGTTCCTCTTCAGCTTCAGCTTTTGGAAAGTGAACAGGTTCCAGTTACTAAAAATCAAACTAATGGAAAGAGTTCAATTGTTGGTGGTATAGAGTTTGATGCACTAGGGAGAATTTTATATTACCATATGCATAAGAATCACCCTGGTGAATTTGTAATTACAAATGGGAGCAAAGGGCCGCAAACAGTTCCAGTTCCAGCAAGGGATGTAATTCACCTTCATGATATAAGACGGCCCGGTGAGGTCAGAGGACTTCCAGCAATAAGTGCTGCATTGATTCAGCTATCAGACATTGATAAATATTTGGATGCAGAATTGGTAAGGAAAAAGGCAGCAGCATTAATTGGCGGTTTCATAAGACAGCCACCTGATAACATTAGTGGAAACCCATTTGAATCAATTGAAGGCTATGAAGATGAAGACAATGAAGATGTTCATATTGAATCACTTGAGCCGGGCACATTTCCAATTCTCCCACCAGGGTATGATGTTACTTTTACTGATCCAGCAGAAGTTGGTGGAAGCTTTGAAATGTTTATGCGCCATCAGCTTCTTCAGATTTCAGCAGCTCTTAATATTTTGTATGAGCAGCTTACTGGAGATGTCACAAAAGTTAATGATAGAACAATCCGTGCAACATTGTTGGAGTTTAAGCGAATTGCATCTGTTTTTCAAAAAAATGTAATTCAGCATCAGCTTTACAGAAGAGTTTTCCAGAGATGGTTTGGCATGGCTTTGCTTTCCGGGGCTTTAAAAATTCCATCAGGAATGTCAGAGCGTCAAGCAAGAAAGGTTCGTTGGGTTCCTGATCCTTGGGAATTTATGAATCCATATCAAGAGGTTAACACCCAGATTGCTGAAGTTCGAGCAGGGTTCAGATCAAGGTCTGAAGTTATCATTGCCCACGGGGGAATACCTGAGGAAGTTGATTTGAGGGTTTTTGAGGATCAAAAACGTGAAAGTGACTTTGATTTAGTTTATGATACAAATGCCCGTTTGGTTTCAAAGGCTGGAGGGGTTCAATCTTTGGATGCTGTTGATATTTCAGATGATTCTGTAGCATCAAATAACAATTTTGGGGAGAATAACAATGCCAATTCCAATGATGATTGATGGTTATGTTGCTGAAAGGGCTTTCAATCGCCCACTTTTAATTGAGATGGGAAAAGCAAAAGTAATCTCAAGTGTTCTTGAGAATAGGCTTTTTGGAAATTCCACAAAGGATTTAAGCCTTCAGAAATTTGAAAATCACAATATGGATTCAAGGCTTAATATAGTTGATGGAGTTGCAATAATTCCTATCACTGGGACTCTTCTCCATCGTGGAAATTGGATTTCAGCTGAATCAGGGACATTAACATATACATCACTAAGGACTATGATAATTGATGCTGCAAATAACCCCAGTGTTAAATCAATACTTCTTGATATTGATTCAGGTGGAGGGGAAGTTGATGGGAACTTTGAGCTTGCATCCTTAATACGGGAAATTAATGATTCAACTAAGCCTGTTGTTGCTGTTGCGAATGGATCAGCTTTCTCTGGGGCTTTCAGTCTTGGAGTTGCAGCAGGGAAATTTTATGTGACTCCAACAGGTGGAGTTGGAAGTGTTGGTGTTATAATTCAGCATATTGATTTTTCTAAGCGCAATGAGATTGTGGGAGTTAAAATTACAAATGTTGTTGCTGGGGAAAAGAAGGCAGAGCTGAGTTCAGATTTTCCCTTGAGTGATTCCGCAAGGCAAATGCTTCAAGATGAAGTTAATCGAATTGCTGATATTTTTGTTGATCATGTTTCAGAAATGCGTGGGATTGATAGGCAAATTGTTTTAGATCAAAAAGCGGGGTTAATTTTTGGAGAAAAATCAGTTAGAATAAATTTTGTTGATGGAATTGCCTCTTTTGATGATGTTTTAAATGAACTTAAAAATACAAATGGAGATATAAATATGCCCAATTCGAGAAAGGCTGGAGCTGTTTCCACTAGGGTTGGAATTGATGCTGAAGATAATTCAGAGGAATTAGATTCAGTTGAAGATAATGCAGAGGAATTAGATTCAGCTGAAGATAATGCAGAGGAATTAGATTCAGCTGAGATTTCATCATGTATTGTTGATGCTTGCAATAAAGCTGGAATACCTGAAATGGCCTCAGGATATATTCGCCAAGGGTTAAGCCTTGAAGATGTAAATTCAAAAATTGAAAATATTCAATCAATAAAACATACTTGCAAATTGGCTGGAAAGCCAGAAAGAGCAACTGATTTCATCTCTTCATGTAAAACTTTGAAGCAAGTTCAAGAAGAGTTGATTGCTGAGATGTCTGATGACCAAAATTCAACTGACATTAGTTCAACTCAGTCACCTGATGCCATTGAAGAAGATTTTAGCAATGCTAAAAATGTCATTCTTGATGATGTAAAGAGGCGTCAAAACCAAGCTGAACAGAAATTAAAGGGAGAAAATTGATGACTACACTTGAAGAAAAACGCGGGGCTGGCTTCCATATTGTTAGTGAAGCAAATGGATCCAGATCACGTGAAGAAATTGTTGTTGCTTCTGGCGCTGGTGAGCTTGAAGTTGGAACAATTCTTGGACAGGTAACAGCTACAGAGAACTATGTTCAGCTTGATCCTGAGGCTGAGGATGGTTCTGGAGTTGCAGCTTGCATCCTTTGGGATAAAGTTGATGCAACTTCAGAAGATAAAGATGCTGTTGCTCACTTGAGAGATTGTGAAGTCATGGGTTCTGAGTTAGTTTACCCTGATGGAAGTGATGAGGATGCAATAAACTTAGAGCTTTCCAATCTTGGAATCATAGTGCGTTAGAATAATTAAACATCATAAGTCAGACAGAGGAGATTAACTTATGCCACTTTTTAATGATGTATTTTCCCAAGATGCCTTTCAGTTTTTGAGTCTGACTGAAGGTGTTATGAATATGCCTTATGTTGAGGCTGAACTTGGGCAGATGGGACTTTTCGGCACTGGGGAAGGTGTTGAAACTGATATGGTTATGATTGATGAGCTTGATGGTGAAATTCAAGTTCTAACTACACGTGAGCGTGGAGCGCCACCTGAGCGTGCCTTGAAAGAGGGAAAGGCTAAAAGCCGTGCAATAAAAATCCCGCACCTTCAGTTTGAAGACAGGATCATGGCTGCTTCACTTCTTGGAAAGCGCAAGTTTGGGCAGAGTGAATTGGAATCAGTCGCTGAAAAAATTAATGATAGATTTCAGCGGATGATGAATCATCAGATTGCTCCAACTGAGGAAGTCCACAGGCTTAATGCTTTGCGAGGCATCCTTTTGGATAGTGATGGATCAACAGTTATCCATAATTATTTCACCTTCTTTGGAGTTTCCCAGATAACTAAGGATTTTGCTTTGAGCACTGCAACAACGCCGATGCGTGAGGAAGTTGTTGGGACAGTTCGCCAAATGGAAGATGAATTGGCTGGGGTTCCATTCACTGGAGTTGTTGCGCTTTGCGGGCGCGATTTCTTTGATTCATTTACAAAGCATCCAACCGTTCGTGATACATATCTCAATCAGGAAGCTTCACAAGGTGATGTTCTGCGTCAAGATCTTCGCAGAACAGGCTTCATGTTCGGCGGAGTTCTTTGGAAAGAATACCGTGGAATGCGTGGATTGCCATCTAATCTTGGAGTTGTTCCTGATGCAGAAGCCCTTCTGGTACCACTTGGAGTGGAGGGAATGTTAAGGACTTATTATGCTCCAGGTGATTTCATTGAGTCAGTTAATTCTCTTGGCCAGAGATTTTATGCAAAGGTTGCACCTGATTGGAAGTATAATAGGTGGGTTGATCAGCTGATGGAAACTAATCCATTGTTCATTAATTGCCGCCCAAGGGCTGTTATAAAGCTTACAAAATCATAATAAGGGAGTTGGTTGGTGCCTTCACCTGTATTCAATGGACTGGGAGCTAAAATTAACACTTTGCTAAAGGATGCTAAGCCAGCAACTTTCAATCCCAAAAGTGGAAGCTCTCAGACCATTGATGTTATTTTTAATGATAAGCACCAAGAAATTGATAAAGATGGGAA